ATCGGAAAATCCATTCCTAGTGGAAGAGCAAAACTTTACAAGCGTCTTGCAAATCATTTCGCCAAAGAATATGGATTTGATGTTGATGTTAACATGAAGCAAGGACGCTTTAGGGGAACACGAAAAGGAGAAACCCCAGTTGACACAAGTAGTAGTTTGCCGGCCGATTTTAAACCGTCCTCCGCATTTGCTGAATCACTGGACAATCCCTTTCCCACGACATATACGAAAGACAGATCATATGATGAAATAAATCACCACTATACTTTTGAAATGCCACCAGAGGGTAAGCAAAAAAAGAGTAAGACGGGCAAAGTAATGATTTCTCCGGCATTCAGGGGACGAGGACATTACGATATAGAATTTGATGTGGATGATCAAGACACTCCGACTGGAGCAGGAAATACAACAAAAATTTTCTCAACGGTTGCAAGTGTCCTTGATCAACACCTGAAAAAATATCCAAAAACAAAGGGGTTTGAGGCTATCATACCAGCGGGTCAAGAATATAAGACAACTGATACAGGTGAATACGTTCCTTCTGGACGATCAAAACTTTACACAAGACTTGCAAAACGTCTGGGAGATAAACATGGATTTGATGTTGAAATTGATGACGACGGAGGGGGATTCAGTGGGACAAGAAAAAAAGCCCCCAAATTGGCTGAAGAGGTAAAGAGGGATCTAAACAGAACAGGACCAAGAACTGGTCTTGGATCGACTAAGTTGATCGGTGTTCCAGATCCAAAGACTGGTAAGATTAAAATTAGACATGTCTTTGCAAATGAACCTTTACCAGATGATATTAAAAAGGCATTACAAAAAGAAGAAGCAAACCCAAGAATCCCACGGAAAAAAGGTCAACCCGCAAAATCCAAAAAGCATTCTGATCTCTACACCGACGAGGATCCAAAAGGCACAATCCATGGTCTTGGCTTCAAAAATGCCTCAGTTGCAAGAGCATCTGTAAAAAAGATCGAGTCGTCGGACAGGTCCCATGCACATAAAATACAAGCCGCTGTTGCGATGGAGCAGCGAGCAAGAGTAGCAAATAAAGATGCTGCTGCTGCAATTTACAGAAGATATATTGACAGAAACAAAAAATCAGACTAAACTATTACCATGAATGGAAAGCATCTTTTAGTTAATGGTAAGAATGTGACTGCGGACGTTGATGACGAATCTCTGTGGAGAGAAGTCTTCGACAAAACTGTTGACACAACTAAGACAACCAAAATGCGTGACTTTGATCTTGTCAAGTTTCCAGAGAAAGGTGTAACCGCTTTTCTTGTTCTTGGTGAGTCTCACATCTCTGTTCACACATACCCCGAAGATAACGCTTACTACTTCGATGTTTTTTCTTGCAAAGATTTTAATGCAAACGAAGTGGTAAAGATTCTTATTTCTACTTTTGGAAATCATGATATGGATTACGAGTTTTTAGAACGATGAATGAATATGTAAGTAAAAAACAATTTTCAGGACGAGAGATGTGGGGACTTTCTACCTGCGTTGATCTATACAATTGCAATTACCGAATCAAGCACGCTGACGAGATCGAGCGATACGTTGTAGAACTCTGTGACTTGATCGACATGAAACGATTTGGTCCGTGTAACGTCATTCACTTTGGAGAGGATCCGAAGGTGGAGGGATTCTCCATGACGCAGTTAATCGAAACGTCTTTGATCTCCGGTCACTTTGCAAACAAAACATGGACAGCATATTTGGATATCTTTAGTTGCAAGTGGTATGATCAAAGAGTGGTCGAAGCATTTAGCAAAGAATTTTTTGGAGCAGACAAATCTGAATGTAAGGTGAATATTCGGCAATGAAAATTACAGATAGTTGGGATGAGGCACTTGGAAGAACAATTTCAATTGACGGCGAGTTAATCAAAGAAGTTCAGTCCAAATACCAAAACATTAAAGTCTATGATACAAAGTCTTTTGGTAAACTTTTACAACTCGATGGTGTGATTCAACTCACCGAGTTTGACGAAGCAAACTACCATGAGATGTTTGCACATGTTCCCTTGACATCACATGAAAAACCAGAGCGTGTTCTGGTGATCGGTGGTGGTGACGGTGGCATTGTTCGTGAGGTTGTAAAGCACAAGAGTGTCACGAAGATTGATTTAGTCGAGATTGACGAAGAGGTTATCAAAATCTCTGACGAATACTTCCCGCACATCTCATCTGGTTTCAACGATCCTAGAGTGACGATTCATTTCGACGATGGTGCGGAATACATTGAGAACTTAGAGTTTCAGTATGATGTTATTCTCATTGATTCGACCGATCCGTTTAGTGTGGGTGCGTCTTTGTTCACAGAAAAATTTTATGAGAAACTTACCCAAGCGATTCGTGAACATGGAATGATTGTATCCCAGTCTGAAAGTATGTTCTATAATGCGGATATGATTTCCGATATGAAGAAATTTAAGACTAAATACTTTGGATCTGTTAAGTATTATTACACTATGGTTCCGACATATCCTTCGGGAACAATCGGTTTTCAAATTTGCTCTGATGGTCATTATAGCCCGTTCCACCCAAATGAAAATTACCGACACGGGACTCTAGGATATAATTTGGGTGATCTCAAGTATTACAATGCTGGGATTCACATTGGAAGTTTTCTTTTACCGAATGGGGTTAAACAATGGCACACATGATTACAAATTTACCGAATCAAAAAGTCTGGGTCCGCAAAGAGTATCTTCACGATGGAGAGAGTGGACACGGGGAGTTTGTTGAGGGACACTGGGTCACGGCAAAGAGTTTGCCTGGCAGAGCATTTTATTTTGAAACTTACTTACCAGAGTATGGTGCGTTGTATGACAAACTTCCCATCTCTGCTTTTGTCTCTGATCCAGAGAAGCCAAAGTTGGATCTTGGACTTCAAGACTTGCAATTCTGGAACTGTATGGATTATGGAGTAACTACCATTTTCAAACAATTTATTGGTAGCATGGATTTTGAAATCTTTACACGATCACATCAAGTGGTAAAGGGAACATACCTGTTTACTTTGGACAACTACCACGTTCACGCAGATGAAATTGATTTTAGCACGGCTGAGATTCCAGCAGAACATAAGTCGTTTAACTGTCTTGAACTTGAGAACGGTCAGTTTGCCTTATATCCAAACAACCGAATGCGAGTGTATGACAACTCTCTTACTCCCAAGAATCCGAAGCAACCTGACTTCAAGGTTAGCACGGAATTTTATCAAGTCGAAAACGGCTTTGAATATCGTTTAGGTGATACTGAAGAATATTTTTGGAAAACAAAGGATTAAGTTATGAAAGTGACAAATAAAAATGCCCATCGTGCGGCAGACAAAGAATACTTTTTTGCCACCCATGTCAAATCTGAAGCGGGTGCTGGTGAAGATGATGTCGTGATGCTTTTGCTCACGGACAAGGAACTCGAACGGGCCGCAAAGCGTGCCGACAAAAACAAAGAGGACCTGCCGAAATACTTTGCCATTGTTCAAGGCTCGACCGAGCCAGTTGTCAAAGAGGAGCCAATTTGTCTCGATGACAAAGATGTAGCGAAACCAAAGGAATCTAAGGGATTTTTTGGTTGGTTGATGGGAGATTGAATCTTGACATGGACTCAAATTCTGCTATAATATTCTTATGGCAAAACGAGTCTTAGACCAATTCGATCTGGAGGCAGAACGTGAGGGTTCTGCGGTAAAACGTCACACAGTCATTCGCTCCGCTTGGGGTAAGGGAACCATGAAGTCTCGGAGGGGACGGAAGGATGCCGAGGCTGCCATCGAGCGAAGGACCGTGAAAGGTAATTACAAAAGGAGTGTATAATGTTTAAGAAAAATAATCTATTGTCAAAGTATTGTTGGTTTACAGGATTCATGTCAATTCTGATTTCGGTGGCTCTATGGTTTACCCACGATCAACTTTCAGGGATTTTTGTTGGACTATGGGTTGCACCTTTGATGATCTTGGCAAGAAACGCAGAGGATTAAATGGAAGCGGTAGTTGTTAGTTTGGTATTTTTGTATTTTTTTGGTTTCATTGTTTGTGTTTGCATCGGTGGTGGGTCTCGTAAAAATTCTTGGCGAGACAGCACATCAAGTGAACAAAAAAGTAAGACTCGCAACACCAGCGTCATAACCATCACAAGGCAAAACACTGACAATCCAGACAGTGAGGTTATGAGTAATTACTCAAGGAGCGTGTGATGGGTAAATATCAATCACTTGGTTGGGGTCTTGCTTTTGCTGCATTTTTACTCTGGATGCTCGCAATCTATATGCCCCGAGACTTTGTTGATGTGAGCGAATATGCAAACAATATTATCTGGCTCGGAAACGGAGTCGGACTCGGCTGGGTTATTTGGTTTTATGTTTTGATTACTCATAGACTCAAAAAATATTTTAGAACAATAGAGGATGATTGATGGAAACCGCCGCTGTCAAACATGGGATCTACAACATCCATAAAAGATTTTGCTACCGTAAACTTTCCAAGTCTGCGGTTGATTGGTTTTTGGACAAACACAAATTGTTTGATACTTGTGTTTTAGTCAACCTTCAAATCTCCGAGCATCTTGATTGCTGGGGAACTTGTCACGAAGGTGACAATGATGATTATATTGTTAACGTTGCCACGGATCAAAGCATCCGTGATTTTCTTGCAACTCTGATGCACGAACTTGTTCACGTTCTTCAATGGGAGCGTGGGACTTGGGAGGGTGACGGAGAAGAAGAGGCAGAGAAGAAACAATACAAACTCGCAGACAAGTTTTGGAAGGAGGGGATGTTATGACAGCATTATTACTTTTTGCGTTGGGTGGCTTTACACTCGGTCTTATTGTGGGCATATGCCTTGGTTCCGGTTTAATTGATGATTGGGGTCGAAGGTGAGTATACTTGAATTTTTTGGTTATTGTTTCGCACCCGTTTTGTGCTTGACTCTGCTGATAACTTTTGTAGTGTGGTATGTAAAGGATAATTCATAATGAACTGTATTGATTGTGGTGATAAAATTCCTGAGATTCGTCTTGAAGCGAATCCTGACACAGACTATTGTGTGAAGTGTGTTGACAAACACATTCCCAAAGTCCGTGGTTATATGATCTATGGTCATAAGACTGCGGGTGAAATCGTTATTGCGAGGGGTAAAGAAAACATCCGTCGCTTGGAAAGAGAATATCATAGGAGTCGATAATGGCAAACAGCAAACAATTGGTTGTGAAAGCAAAGCATCGCAAACGAAAGAATCGGAAGCGTGATCGTCGGATTGAGGAATTGCGAAATGCAAAAAAGAAAACTCTTCGTCAAATGAAGAACGAGGGTGGACTTCCAAAAGTTTTGGAGGAGTTGATCTGATGTATGGGCTTTGGCACAACGATTTGAACAAGTGGATGATTGACAGATTCAATCACGAAACACAGGAAGAAGATGTCGCTCTTTTCAAAACGAAAAAAGAGGCACTTGAAGAAGCCGATATTATCAATCGTGAGTGGTCAAAGCGAAACGGGAAGATGGTGATGAAAAAAACCGAGGAAGTAAAAGTCAAGCAATATCGAAAGGCAAAGAAATGAATCAATACCGATTGCACATTGACATCCCACTTGGCACGAACGAAGAGCAGGCAAAAAAGATTGCTCGCAACTTTGTTCAGTCTCACCTTGACTTCACAAACACTTCCAGCGATGGTGTCAAAGAAGTAAACTACCGACTCGGACACGATGAGGATCGACAGCGATCAAACTATCTCGACATCAACGAGAACGGTCACTGTAGCAATAAAAAACTTCGCATCAATTATGCTTGATAAGAAGCGAAAATGGATTTATGAAAATATCGGTGATTGTTGTGTTCTTTGTGGATACAATAAGTGTGCTACAGCGTTAGAACTTCATCACACAAAAGAAACGGAACTTACAATAAAAAGACGTAAGGGTAAATCAACTTCCAGTGGTTGGAATATGAGATGGGATGACCTTAAGGCAGATGCACCGCATATGGTGATGCTATGTTCAAATTGTCACAAAGAGGTTCATAGTGGTATGCACCCAGAGATACCTGTTCCTGAACATATGACAACGATGGAACGCTCTAAAGGTAAAGCACCATATGGATGGGACTGGGAGGACGGCATAATAGTCAAAAACCCAGAGACTTTTGAAATTAGACAACGAATAATTTCTTTGAATGATGATGGGTTAAATTACAGCAAAATTGCTCGTGTATTAAATGGAGAAGGTATTACTACCAAATATCAAAAGAAGTGGACCGCAGTTCAAGTGATGCGAATTTGTAAGGGATCTTACACAATCCATGTGGAAGATATTTAAATGCTTGAGTTTGATTACAGTTTAGATTATGACAACATTAACTTTCGGAAAAATCCCGAACTCTATCGTATTGGTAGAGGTGAACAAGGAGTATTACTAGTTGAACCATATAAATCGGAAATTTGTCAATATTGGCGTTTTCGCACGCCCGAAATCGCAGAGGTATCGTCTGCTAAAATCACTTCTATGTTTTATGAGTATCTCATTTGCGACGACTTTGTTGGTGCTGATATGGCTCGTAAGTTCCTCATGATGGGATGGACGAGAGCAAGACGATACGCAAACCATCGAAGTGGAAAGAAGTACGATGATAACGGAAACGTGAAACCACAGGAACCAGATCACTGGACTTGTGAGAAAGCGGAGTCTGCAAGAATCTTCAAAAAAGCATATGACGAGGCTAGACACAATCCAACTTATTGTGTAATGTATGCAAACTGGAGAGCATATGAAAGCGCCGTGGGAGGAATTGGCATTTCTCAGGACGACTTATAATCGTGCAAACTTGGTTCGATTCCAAGACGGCGTATTGTAGAGCGTATAAATACTCTACTGGTTTAAAACATGTTTTAATCGTTTTTTATTAAGGAGATTGCCAATGGCAAAACACGAAATTGTAAAGAGAGCGTTTCTCAACAAAACTCCGGCTAGGGAAGACTTCTTTGTTTTCTCTGTGTCGAATGTTATTGATGTTCTTCCCGGCGAAGTCATCGAAGCAAAGGTTGTCCAAAAGTTGATCAACGATGGTGTTGATGTGACTGTCAACCTTCCAATGCCTCCCCCAGGTCTTCCACAAGTTCCGGGTGCTGATCTTCTGCCCGGTGAAGGTGGCCCAAAGTTTAGGGATGCAGAAACTCCACAACAAACTGGTGGATGTCAGTCTTGCAAGAAAAAGAAGGAACAGCAACTCAACGAAAGCATCGTTGAAGAAGATTCCTCTGTTGAGGTTGCACCACCAGCCGAAGCATCCGAGTAAAATTAAATTCGGAGTGATTAAAAGGGAGCCTTTTGGCTCCCTTTTTTTAATATCCTCCGTAACCACCACCTGACGGCGGAGACGGTGGAGATGGTGGGGGTGGTGGTGGCATTCTCGGTGGAGATGGTGGTGGGGGTGACATTCTCGGTGGAGGTGGTGGCATTATTGGTGGTGGTGATGGAAGAGATGATGGGAGTGTTATCGGTGGTGGAGGTGCCAATGGTGGTGGAGGGGCAATAGGAGTTTCGGGCAAATCAGATGGCAGATCATACACTTCATCCAACGGAAGATCCGTAAGTTCAACACCGGGGAACGGACTAAGTGTTTCTGTAATATCAATCTCATCGTCGGAAACAACATTGGTGTCAACAGATGAAATTAATTTTCTTCTTCTAAGTTCTTTGCACGATTTAGGCATTCTCGTACACTTATAGAAACAGTTAGAGTCTCCTGCTCCGTTAGCACAACCAGATGACTGTCCAACTCCAGTTGTTCCACAGTAACTAACGGGAGAACAAAATCCAGCATCAACATTACATTGCATCCATGATGGCTCATCACCACACTTCATGAAGTAGTTTGCTCCACCAGTCGGATCTGTAAGGCCTCTGTAGTTTCCTAAGCCGATATCACCACAAAGTTTGGCTGCTTTCTTTCTTTGTTCGTCATCAGGCTCCCCGATTGGATTACTTGTTCCGTTGCAGAAACATCTCTTAAAGTTCGAGTTAGGCCAACCACCCTCGAATGGGTTTGGACCAAGAGCGTTAGTGCAGTGTGTATTACCACTACCACCTGGCACGGCTTTGTTTGGATTTTTGTTTCTGTTGTAGATAACCCAAGTGATACATTCTTGACATGGTTTAAATGGTGTTCCTCTTCCCTCTCCAAAGGTTAAACACTTACAACATTTCATTTGCTCCGCTAACCATTTTCTGTACGCTGGATTGTTAACTGGATCCATAGGACGAGGCATTGGATCTTGTGTTGGTGGATTACATGGTGGTAACTCAGAGGGAAGGAAACTACTTACGACAGAGAATTCAATCTGTCCGGTATAATCACCATGAAACTGTTGTCCAAGTTTATCCAGACCATTCGGCATGAAGTATGTAATTCCATTAATCACATGTGTGTGATATCCGGAGAAACCTAATCTTCTTTCATTTTCATTTCTAAACGAGTCTGGCTCTGGAGATACCTTTCGTGCGGATGTTGGAGAAAGGAACAATGGATAATATCCACCCGCAGCAACTGGATAATCAAATCCGGCTCTGCCCTCTGGCTCAGATTGAAGAATTTGACTATATGTTGCGTACTCATCTTCATTTTCGCAAGGAAGATAAAGTTCAAATCCATTTAAGACTTTTGTGTGATACCCGTCACATCTAAGTTGTTTTGATCTGTTCGTTGCCTCTTTTTGTGTCTGATACAAATCAAGAACAGAAATTGCATCAAAAGTATCTGGTCCTAAACTATCTTTTATATCTCTATTCGCAACAACAAGGGATTGCGTATTTTGTTTGTCTCTAACGACTCGTATCGCTGCACTTAGTCCCGGCAACCCTTCAACATAGTAAAACAATTCACCATAGTTTTTGGGAACTCTAAAGTTCAAAGTTTGATCTGATTTCAATCCACCAAATCGTCTTAATCCAGTTAAAAGTTCATTTCCAGAGGATCCGTTTGATCCGTCGTATTTCGTGGAAATCGAAAATTTTACTGTTTTGTCGTTGATGACTAAACTATTATCGCTCAAGTCGAACTGATAAAGTTTACCAGCGATCAACTCTAATGGTTTGTTGTTCTCACCATCAATTAGTATTTCTCTTTTATCTCCGTTTAATATCTCTACTTTAAACTTCTGAGTTAGTTGTTGTCTATCAAAACTTGGATCTGCTTGATTCGCTGATATGTTTTTAAGTTGTTGAGCATAGTCTCTATATTCTTCACCAGATTTAAATTGAGTAACGCTACTTTTAATCGCTTCATTTATTCTGGATGTGGCCAGATTTGCATATATGTTAAAGGCTGAATTTATGTCTAAGCCAAATTTTGAGTAAGTTTGGAGATCAGTTGTGACTGCAAATCCATCTTCCGTCAGTGTTGCTCTTCCTGTGGGAACTACACCTCGCTCACTTGTCAACAAGGGAACGGCGGATCCTGTTGCTATCGGAGAGATTTCGCTCTGCTCGCTTGAAATTGAGTCCGGACAAACCTCGCATTCTTCAAAATTAATCGAACCCCCCGACACTGGAGATGTATCTTCCACAAAAAGAAATTCATAACCATCTCTTTTTGCCTTTAATTCTCCAAATGAGCGAACACCGTTTTCGCAACGGACTAAAGATCCTGCTTCAATATAACTACTGGTTTGTGGATTAAAAACAGGTGTTTGTGCATAAAAACAAAGTGATCCTATCTCACTGGTTTCGCTTCTAGAACTTTTATATGATGTTATGATAACGGGTGAGCCGATTGCGTTGTATTCTGGTAGAACTTTATCGACGGTAATATATTCCTTACCAACTTCATCAACAAATAAATTTGTTACCTTGAATAACTTATTAGGACTTATATCACCAGAAGCCGCTGTTATTTTTATAAAATCGTTCGCAACAACCCCGAGTCTCGTTAAATTTTCGTCTGAGTTTATTCCAAGTTCGTTAATGATCTGATAAGTTTGTCTTGGTTTTGTTTCTGTTGCAAACGAAAACTGCGGTGTTTTCTCAAAGTTATTTGATCGGTAAATACTTACTTTTGAATTTGTAGTGGCACCACTTACATTTGTTGCCAAAATTTTATTTTCTGTGATAAACTTTTCAAATTTATATTCACCAGAAAATTCTGCCGTGATGTTTTCCTCCGCATCAACGTATGAACCATCGGATATGGTAAATATTCCATCAACAGTTTTTCTGGAGAAATTGTTTCTTAAATATGAAACATCAACATTTGACATGGAATAGTCAAATATAAATTTACCTTCACTCACTATGATGTTTGGTGTTGAACTAATTTTTTCGGTTTTTATTATATCGTCTGTGCTGTTAATAAATCGCAAACCAAAAAACGTCAACGAATCAATAGGCTCTAACCTTCTTCCGGAGTAGGCATTGTCATCATATACTTCGTAATTCATATTATGAGCCTAAGTAGTGAAGCGATTGATTTCCCGAAGCGGCTCTTGCATACAGAACCGATATGTTGTTGATGCTAATGTAACAAGACTCACCTGGCTCCAGAGGCATTCCCTGATCTGGACGATTTGTCAATGAAAACCCACCCACAAAAATTACATCTGTGTTATCAACACTTGCTTTAACTTTAACACCATCTTTAAGAGTTCCACTTCCTCGCACGACTTGTGCAGTGGTATTGAAACTTTTTGTTCCTGCAATTATAGTGCCTGGTTGCTCAATTTGTGAGACGGTTACTTTTACCTTACCAGAACTTAAATCATTTCTGATAAGGGGGATATTGGTAGAGTCTTGTTTAATTCCAGATAAGTTATTGACAATTGGCTTACCTGAATTTTCAAGGCTGTTGAGAATATCTGTGTCGTCGATGGACACCAAGTTATTAATATTCGCACTAATTGGTGAGGATGTGGTAATCGGAACTGATCCACCCTGTTCACCTCTAACGATAACGGGGTTTCCAATGCCACCAGACATACCCTGAACCATTAAACCGTTACCGGCAGCATCATTCGTGACACCATGAGTTGATGAGACGTTTACCGTTGCGGTAAATGCTGTGTTAGTAACTGCAACCTTAAGTGCGTCACCAGAGAATCCTGCGGTTGTGCCATCATTTGAAAAAAGTTGTGCTGCAACTTGATTTGCTTGATTATATCCGAGAACTGAAATTGAGTCGGTGGACGCAAGTAAATTTCTACCCCCAGAGATACCAACAACACTGTCTTGAATCTTGATTGTATCTGTGAGATAATTTAATCTTCTTCCACCCGTTATTGTAACAGGAGCGTTTATTCCCGTTATTCCATCTGTCCCGCTCACACCATGAACTAAAAGTCCAGACGATTCATTAATTGAAACGGTTCCGGAAATACCAAGTGGATATCCGTTTGTCATGCCTTGAATATAACCCGTCACTCCAATCAAACCACCGGACGTTGTTCCTGCGACTTTAAGGAAGTTTTTTCCGTAAGTGTCATGGGGATTTTTAATTTGAACATGACCACTCACACCCATTAAAATACCCGTCACACCAACCAAATTCTGATAACTTTGTAAAGTTACTGGCAGTGGATTTGCCTCGGTTACTCTTTTTGTTATGCTGTCGTCACCAAATGCAATTTTTTGAATCGGGACATGAGCAAATGTGACTCCAGCACCAGCGGAAGCAAAATCTGTTGCCATGTTTGCGGTGTTTCCGCTGATGTCAATAATTATGTTTGATGCGGTATCGGGCATTTAAAACTCCAATAAATAGTGTGGGGCTTGACTTTCTCATTCAAAGGGGTATACTTCTCTTATGATATTTATTGAACAAGAGCAGGAAAATTTCTCCAAACAGGTTGAAAAGTATGTTCTCCACAACGGAGGAACCTACTTAGATGCTGTTATATGTATATCAGAAAAAATGAGCATCTCTCCGGAGATGGCTGGGAAGTTAGTCACTAAACCTCTAAAAGAAAAGTTGCAAATTGAAGCGACTTCATTAAACTATAATATCAATGTCCCAAAAGGACAAACATCACTATTTTGAAGTGGGGAGTTCCCACTAAGTATCAGGCCGAGGGAGATCCTCGGGAAAGGAAAATTTATGAGTTTTAAGGATCTTAAACGAAAATCTGTCGGTAGCATCAGCGAACTGACAAAAAAACTAGAGAGTGCTGAGAAGAAAAATTCTTATCAGGATGATCGGTTCTGGAAACCAACACTTGACAAAGCAAGTAATGGAATGGCTATGTTCCGTTTTCTCCCCGCACCGGAGAACGAGGATATGCCTTGGGTAAAACTTTACACCCATGCGTTCAAGGTTGGTGGTCGCTGGTATATTGAAAACTCTCGCACCACGATTGGTGAAAAGGATCCAGTTTCAGAGATGAACTCAGAACTCTGGAACAGCGGTCTTGAATCCGACAAGGACATCGCTAGAGATCGTAAGCGTA